TGCCGCGCGCTCGTGTCCACCATAAAGCGCGCATACGAACTCGTATTTTATGCGAACGTCTTTGCGCTGATCGTAAAAATGCCGGAACGGTGAAAACCGTCCCGGCATTTTCCTTTTTCAGATTTCCTGTTCAGACAGCCATTCCGCAAACTCCTCAAGGGTGAGAAGGTTTACACCGATCCAGCCTGCGGAATATTTTTCTTCGGAAAAGTCGAAGTAATAATTTTCTACAGTTTTAGGCTGCACGTTCAGCTTACCTCGATGCTGTAGATAGTCCATGATCTTCTCCATATCCTCCGGGTAGCTGAACTTTACAGGCTCGTACAAAACGTAAGCTCGCACGTCGTTTACCTCCGATTCAGTTAGATCCGTTTGACCGGCTGTGTAGCTCCGGCCCGTGCGCCCACAAGGGGCGCAGATTATCAGATCTTAGAAATGATACAGCCGAAGGGCGCGAGGCCATAAGTGATGCTGGCGTTGATGTAATCGGCAGTGCCGTCGGAGTAGACAATACAGAAGAAATTGCTGTAGCTGGAACGAGGAGAACTCAGCCAATACCAATGACTGTCACCCCGCTTGCTGTCAGCCCGCATACGGTTATGTACGTCCTTGTACCACTCCATCTGCTCGTACAGGCCCTTGTCACCGTAGCAATCGTCAGGAGGAAATACCTCAGAGGCCGCAGGCACGAACAGTTTACAGCGGTCGGTAAACTTCTTACCCTTATAGTCCAGATGGACGCGCTCAACTTCCACGATGCGCTTTTTCAGGGCCTCAGGCAGCAGCGCGTACACTCTGTCCAGATACGCCTTGAGGTCATTCGCAGAGGTGTTGACCCCCAAGCAATCACGGCTCTCAAGCCGGATCGTCTTTTCATCGAAGTCAGTCACGACGAGATCCACTTCCGTACCGTCCAGCAGGCGAGTGGAAACGGTGTTGCCCAACACAACAGGAACCTTGCCGGACGCAAGATCGGTGAGGGCCGCGTCCAGATCCGCAGAACGGCTCTCAGTGACGGAAACAGTACAGGGGCAATCCTGCACCTTAGTAGGCGCTTCGACCCCGCTGAGGGCCGTGACAGGCGCGAACAGGGCCATGGGCTGGAACTCAAAGCCGTCGTCCGTGCCGACAACAAAATGGTCGCCGTCTACCGCGTAGACGTTCAGGCGCTTGCCGGTTGCTTTCTCGATTACTTCAAACATAATTTTACCTCCAATTTGGAATAATATTGCTTTCGCCAATTTTGATATACGCGTCCAGAACGGCAACTGCATCCGGCTCCAAGATGTATTTCGTCTTGTCTGTCAGCAGCTCCCTGAGCTGGGCGATGGTGAACGATGGGTGATCCTCATGTACCGCCACAAGGAAAAGGCTTGTCGCAACGGTTGAACCGGCGATGGGTTTTTTCCTTTTCTTCGTGTGCGGGTAAAACTCTACATCGCTACGGATCTTGTATCTGCTCATTGTGTAGCTCTCCCGGCCCCAAAGATCACGACCATCGACGGGAACGGGGCCGCGTTCTTTTGCCCGCCGAATTTGAGACGACCACGGATAAATCGGATCTCCGCTTTTCCGTATATGTACTCGTGAAAATACTTTGTGTCGGTTCTTGCCGGAATAAGCATAACAACGAGGGTGTTCGGTTTCGCGCTTTCTTCCAGAGACTTGCGAACCCAGTCTCCAATTTCTTTGCCATACGGCGGGTTACAGAAAACACGTTCCCCCCCCAGTCCTGCGAAAGACCGTCCTGCGCGCGGGTGTAATACTTCGCGCATTTGTGATTGCGGTCGTCGGCGCAAGGATCGAGGGTGAAACCGAACTCCCGGTTCAAGCCGTCGAAAAACTCCTGCGGCGTAGCCCAATCGTCGGTCTTACTGCTGAACATTACTGCTGTATTCATTCTGAAACCTCCCGATCCAAGAAAGGCTGGATCGACCGCAGCATTTTACCGCAACGACGACATCTGTAGTTATAGATGGACAGTTCGTCGCCCCTGCCTGTGCCGCCCTCAAGGTCAGTGCCGACGTGTTTCCACGCGTGGCTCTCACACGGGCAGAGCCGTTCTTCCAGATCAGCCACCCGGTATTTGAGCCGGGTGTTTTCTTCTCTCAGCTTTCTTTTCGATGCGAACATTATTTTTTACATCTCCTTCGGTTTGAATCGAATCGGCTCAAAGTCGCAGGACGTGTTTTCGGGCTTGACCCCGTAAGCCACCATACACCAATTCACATAGCGACAATCGCCGCAAGTTTTCCCGGCGGGCAGATCCATACACTGCCTTTGACAATGCTTGAGGTTCGGACAGTTTCTACATTCCATCAGATCCCCTCCATCTTTGCACGCCACACCAGCTCCCGCGCCAGCTTGTCCAGCGCTTTCAGGCGGTCAGCATCGGGCAGGCCCTTGGTAGCCGCTGCGTCTGCTGCAAAATTCGCAAGGATGTTTTTGAACGCAGACGCATCCTCCCGGATCTGTTCGGAAGCCAGATACTTTTCCAGCGCCGTAGCGATGGAATCGTGTTTGTAATAGGCGGTGTCGTAGCGACCTACGCCCGTGGTCTGGTAATACTCCCAGTTCTCATTGGCCTTGCGGCGATGCTCCTGAGCCGCTGCCTGCACGATCTCTTTTGCGGTTTTTTCTTTAGCCATGTTAGGCCTCCTTCGTCAATACGGACAGGTCATACCCGCTATCAATAAAGTGTAGCGTCTTATCATGGTTACACCTGTTTCCAAGATAGGTGTAAATTTGCATCATGTCCTCTTGTGAAAAATCAGTACCAAGAAAAGCATTGATCCCGTCAAGGTGATATTTTTGAGATTCTTTAGTAATAGATTTGGCCGCCTCTCTGGAAAGCCATTCAAGGATTTTGGCGATCAGATCCTTTTCGGTACGCACATCGGACAGCAGGAAATAAGAATTTCTGCGCGGATGGACAATCGCCTCCAAATTGTGATTGATATAAAACTTCGGGAAAGCCGCTGTAAAACGACTTCGTATTGATTCGTTTTCAAAAATCACTACGCGTCCTCCCATTCTTCGATAGCTGCGGCGATTTCCAACAACAGGTCATGCACCTCTGCAATCTCGCCGTTTTCATAATCGTTGGCAGCACGTTTGAGCGCTACAACGATTTTTTCGTCTTTCAGCTCGCCTTTTGCATAGAATCTGTTTGCCATCGGGTTAATCCTCACTTTCTTTTATCAAACGATCGATTTTTGCAAGGATGGTTTCGATCCGCTTGATCGTACCAGACGCACGGGGAGCGCCGTAATGGTAGTTGTAAACGACCATAATTCGCTGCCGTGCCTCCCGGAGAGCCTTGAGGTCGTATTCCTCCAGCTTGTACTTTCTACCATTGCCATCAATCGGACGCATCTAAAATCCTCCTTAAAACGCGCTCTGCGTCCTTGCGGTTCGTAAATACCGTTTTTCCCATGTCGCCGGTTGCAAAGCTGAATGTGCCACGACCCGATTTAGGATAGGCGAAATGCCGCTTATGGAGATCGTACGCCACTTGCACCTCTATGATTGACGGGGCCTCGTCCGGCGAATAACTGTACTTTCCGATGATGAACAAAGTATCTCCGATATGAACGGAGGGTTTTTCACTTGCCACGTTTCATCCTCCTCGTCTCGAACAGCGGCCCCCAAAGAAACTCTTTGGTCATATTATCCGGCTCCTCTGTTTTGGAATAGCCGCAGCGTCCGCAGGTATAGCTTACATACTGCCCGGATCTGACCCGGAGCCTTGCTTTACATCGGGGGCATCGGGAGTTATTTGGTGCTGCCATGTTTTACCTCCTACCAATCCGCGTTAATTACGATCTGGTCGCCCTCATGCAACGCCTGAGCGATCACCGACCTAAGACCGCCCTGACAATAAAGCTCGTGGTGCTGAGAATAACGGTACAGTTCATCGGCTTGTTCGGCGGTCAACACCATGTCTTTTCCATACCAGTCGTTTTCTTCGGTGCGCGACTCATAGGGTACATAGTAGCCGAAACGCTCTAAAATCGGATACCAGTTTCGGCCACCACCCATCAGATCCGCAAGCACCTCATACCCCACCAGCTCACCACAATGAGGACACTTTTTCCCTTTCCGGCGAGTGATCGTAATGCTAAGTCCCATTGTTTCTTAGATACCTCCTAATTTGCGTATTTTCGTTTTTAACTACGCGAATTTGAGATTTTTTCTCAAAATACGCGATTAAACTTACGGATTTTCGATTTTAGGTGTCGCTCATAAGAACCATGCTCCCGAATAATTCTCACAGGGTTCATCAACATACGTTTCCTCACCTTCGTGTCCAGCACAACAAAAGCAGACCAACTGTGGGCCGTCAGGAGAATCACAGGACATGGAGTGCTTGCACATCAGACAATCCCGTTCAGGCACCCGCCCTTTCAGTCGGTTCCATTCACGGGCGGCCCCCTCCTGCGCGCTATACAGGCCGGTGGAAGTCCAACAGTCGCCGTCGCACTCGTAGCGGAACTTTCCGTGTTTCGTGTGGAGTTTCGCAGGGCCGCCGCAGTTGGGGCATCGCTGCAATTCGATTTCAGGCATGAGATCTCACCTCGCTTCAACTTCCCGGATCAGGTCGCCGGACACGTCACGAGCCAACTTTTTAATCCACTGAATATCAGTGTCGGTCAGCTCGACAAAATCAGGCTCGCCGTTCACAATGCCCTCACGCATAAACACGATGTTACCGACAATAGGGTGTCCGTGGTGCTGCGTGCCGTAAAGCACACTGCCGAACGCGTTCAAAGGCAGACCGCGCAACAGACCTTCTTCATTGCAGACGAAACAAAGTTTGCTGGGCGCTCTTTTAAGCCCGACAGGGTGAACGACTTCGATCCAACCGTCGACCTCTTTGCCGATGGTTTCATACAAGGGCCGTCCGAAGTCCTTGACGTACATCTGGTTATCGGTTGTAAATACAACGCCTCTCATAATTTAGCCTCCATAAATCAGCTTGGGCCGTACTCGTGGCTTGCCCAACAATTCAAACGCACGCGATACCGTGCGGGACGAGACGTGGAGGGCTTCGGCAATCTGAGCCAAGGTATAACCCAAACACCATTTCTCGTAAGCCCATTCGACCTGCGCCAATGTCAACGCATGACGACGGCGCTTGTCCTCGCGCTCAATCATTTCTTCACCAACCACGACATCACCTCCGTTATGTATTCGTTCCAACGAAAAATCGCTTTAATCTTTGATAAACTCGTTACCTTCTTTCCGCAACGCGGACACATCATGCGGTGGAAAATAACACCGGCGGGATCGTCAAACGTAAAGTAAACCGGGCGCTCACCGCATTTACAACTTTTCGCTGCGGGGATCTGCTGCGGTTCACTTTTCATTCGCCGCCTCCATCGCTCGGTGTAGCGCCTCGCCGGTCAACCGTCGAACTTGGAACCTCCACTTGTGGCTGTCGCGGCCAATCCGTTGTCTGAGGCGAGCTTCTGCCAACGCGGGCGTGTCCTCGCAAATACCGAACTGGAACTCCTTTTTGACATCGTTCCAGATACCGTACTTGGCTCCGGGTTTACCGCGCCAGTATTCATCAGACTTCATGTTGGGCATGATTTTCTTCCTCCTTCCTGATAACAATGCCGTGCTTTACACGGTCACGTTCCTCAGCTTTCTTGGCATTATTCCAGCGATCCAAGGTTCCGACCAGATAGCCGGTGATTCGACGGATACGTTCAAAACGAACACCCTTACCCAGTTTATTATCCATGCGATACTCCCCCCCCTCGTAAATGCAGGCCGTTTCAGCCACTCCTTGACGCACTGTAGACACTTTTCATCCGGGATAATCCCGGTGTCCAACAGCGCCTCACACTCCGGCAGCTCTTGACAGAAAGGAATGGAAACGCCGGTATCGTTCGCATCTAAAAGTGCTTTTGCCAACTGATCGTCGGTCATGCTGCGGATCTGATCCGCGTTCGTGTAGCTCTTACGCCTTGCCATCTTCGACCTCCACGAACGGGATGTTATGCTTTTTCAGTAGTGCCGGAAGTTCGCCCTCGGTAATGATTTCGTCTTTGAACACCGCGACAGTTTTTCCGTTGCGAGGTGTGCCACCAACCCAAATAAAGGTTTCCAGTTCGGAACGGTTCTTATCGTGGTGCAGTCGGAGCGCCCATGCTGGCCCATTTCTCAGGCCGTGTGCATCCAACCACAGTGGCGCTCGCCAACCCAACATATACTGATAGCCGTTACCATCAATGCCGGAAACACATTCGACGATTTTAGCCATTTCCAACCTCCCGCCCTACGATGAAAGCGTCCACAGGGCCTTTCCCGAAAACGTCCTCCATGATCTGCTTCACGGTATCCCAGTTACCACCGGCGATGCCGCAGCCAATATTGCGCGGGATGTAAACCCGCATCTTTTGGATCTGTGCCATATTGCGCACGCGCTTGAAACATTGGTACATAAGGTCGTAGTCAGTGATGCAAAGGTTGCCGCCTCTCTGGGCAAGAGCTTCGTCCTGACAGAACATATTGGCGACGACCAGACCGGGGGCGCATCCTAAGAACTGAACGCTGCCTAAGGCTGTACGGCCAGCCTGCTTGCAGTACATGGAGTAGGCGGCATATTGTTCGGCTGACAGAATCTTATCAGCAATGGCAGCGGCGACACCGCCACCCATGACACCGTAGTAGTTTACTTGGTGACAGATAATTCCGGCGCGAACCGTCAACAGGTCGCCGGTGATCTCGGTAAGCATTGGTCATTCCTCCTTACGGTTAAACTTTCCGAACTGCGCCGTTTACGGCGGTCAGGCTCCACTCCCGGTCATTCCAGTAGGTAAACAGCAGCTTTTGACCGCTTTTCAGCTCGACACGAATAGTATTTTTGTCTCGAACCGGCGACCAAAACGCCACCGATTCGAGAAAGTTAGGGAACATCCCTAAGAACTTTGCAAGGGTATCGAAATATCCCACAGTTGTCACACCTTTCTCATTGCTTCTGCGAACGTGATCCGCTCACGGATCGTGTCGAAATCCTCGACAACGTTGACCTGCCCGCCGCCGGTGAAATGCAATGTCGTACCGTTGATGCAGGGAGTTACCATTGTGACGTTATCGAGGTTAATCCAGATCGTGTTCTCCTTGGTAACTTTGATGGTCGCTTTGATGAACATTGAAGCTCCTTTCTCATGGCCCCAAGTCGATCCCGAACACCCACTCAAGAAAACAGAGCAAGCGTGGACACCGGGGCAAGATGAAATCTGAAAAGATACCGCCGATAGCGAGGGCCGCCATAAGCGGTGCGAGGTAAATACCGATGATTGCAAAACCTTCATAAACGTTGTTCACGCTTGTCGCCTCCGTCTTTCGTGTAGCTTATCCGTCATTCTGCGTTCAGTTTTTCGATAATCCGCTGGGCCGCATATCTGCCGTTATCGTTCAGCATCCGTTGCCAAGCGCCTTGAGAGGGCGACCAACGGAAACCGTTAGACTTCAACAGCGCGCGGGTATACTCGTCGGGCTTACCGTCGAAAACAAACTGAATACGCCCAATCTCGGCGTTTTCAATCAACTCATAGCCGTCGCCCTTGACCGGCTCCGCGTCGACATTCTCGGCGGCGCGCTGCGCCTCTTTCTCCAAAGCGGCAATACGCTCCTTAATCCGGCGAATGTTCGCGTTGTTATTCTTCATCTCATAATCAGGGTATCCGAGACGACCGCAGAAATCGGGAGTGCGGAGCTGATTGATTTCCTCTGCGGTGTAACCCAACTCCGTTAACTTAGCGTCGCCCTTCTCAACATCCTTCATGCGAACCGCAGCATTGGCGGCTCGCATAAGTGCCTGATGCTTTTCGAGCTTTTCCAACTTCGCGGTCAGCTTGGCGACGGCGTTTTTATCGTCGCTCATAATGCCGCCCATGCCGACGCTCTGGATCTTCCGCAAAATCTCCTGAACCTCTGCATACCTCGCGTCGTTACGCTCACGAGCTGCGTTCTGCCGATTCTTAGCCGCGACAGGGAAATTGCTGCCACCGGCGACCATCACAGAGGGTACGCGTGCGTCAATCTCGTTTCGATGATTGATAACTTCGGCCAGCTCGCGGGCGAACTTCTCCAACAGACCGTCGATCTTGGCGTGGTACATAGGGTCGACACGCTCTTTCTGCTTGGCTGCGATCTCAGCAGCCCTATCCACTTCCGCACGGTAGTGGTGAGTTGCGGAACCGGGAACGTAGTCGAAAAAGCTGTTCGCGTCCTTAGCGCGTTTGGCAGCATCTTCGTTGATCTCGTAATAGTTCATATTCAAATCCTCCGATCAGTAAAGTTTGGTATACATACCGCTGTCCGGGGTATAACCGCCCACCTGAGCGACGTGCCAACGATCCGGGTAAACCTCAATAACAAGATGGTTTGCGCCGCGCTGGTTGATAACATCGGGATTGTCTGCCAGCTCCCGGATCTCCGACGCACGGAGGAAAGCACAGCAGTTTACCGGGTCGATGTAGGGGACATAGCCGCCGCCCTCACGGGCTACGATTACTGCGGTAAAGATGTCGCCGCCGACTGGAAAATCGTTCTCAACAGGACTGTGGGCCTGTAACTGAGCGATCTCGTCAGGCTCCAAGCCGGTATTTTCATAGGCGGCCAGTCGGTCGGCGATCTCTCGCCAAGATCCCTGCGGCAAGATCCATTTCTTACCGTTCCAGTAAGTCAGTCGTTTCATAAGCCCTCCTTAACGCTTGTCGCGTAAATGTTGTAGCAACCGTTGCGGCGCATCTTCTTGATGTGGTCTTGCAACTCAGACCACGAACCCTCGAACGTTTCGACGTTGTTTCGGGATTCGCTCCACCCGTCGTCGTAGTCGTACACGATTTCGTACATGGTGACAGCTCCTTTCTCAGCTCTCATACTTCTCAAGCAGTCGGCGGTGATAGTCGGCGCGAGCCGCTTTCTCGTTGTCGAGGTAATGGCCCCAAAAGTAGTCCGCGTATCCGTCGCCGCCGATAGCGCCGGTGGTACTCTCCCAAGTGACAAACATCGCGCCGTACTTGGTTTCCATGCGGCCTAACACGATCCGGCACTCTCTGCCTTTCTCGGTGATCTGATAGGTTTCGGCTGCGATGATTTCGTAGCCCTGATTAAACTCATTCATGTGGTTGTCCTCCCTTACCCTGCATCTGTCTGAACCCTAACCCAATCGATGGAATAGGAAACGGCTTCGCCGATCTTACTCATGCGTTCACACGCCTGCTCCAAAAGCTCACGGTCGCACCGGGGATAGAGCCGGGAAACGCGGGTTTCACCCTCGCGGGTGAGGATCGTTGCGCGATAACCTTCACGCGTCACTTTGTAGGTAGCCATATCAAAACCTCCTTATCGCTCAAACCTGCGCAGGTCAATCAAGTCCTGCTGCCAAGCTGTCATGCACTGGCGATCTTCCAGTTCCTCGATCAGCTCGTTTTCGTACCGCTCCAACTCTGCGGCGCAATCACAGCCGTCAGATAACGGAGCGCCGCAGTAGGGGCAAAAGCGTTTCTCGAACATCCTTGCCGCCTCCTTAAACGTCGAAGCTGACAGAATGGTAGGCGTAGAACCCGCCGTTTCGGGGGAACACTTTGAACCAATTTGTCATAGCCTGCCCGGTGCAATCGTAGGCAGAGGGCCGGTAATGGTAGGTCATAAACTGCTCAAAGAAACGGTTGGCTTCTTCCAGATCCCGAATGTCGTCGGGCAGCCGCTCAAGGCTGAGATAACCATCCATGCCGTCGTCCTTGATGATCCGGCGGTCGTAGCCGGTTTCGCGGTGAGTGTACCGGCGCATTGCGCGCTTTGTTTCGATGATGCACTGGGACAGCCTCTCAGGGTTGGCGAACGTGTGGCTCCCATCGGTCAGGAGGGTAAGGATTTCATAAGCGACCCGCAGCTCGCGGTCGTTTTTTACTACCTTCATAGCGCTCACCTCCATGCGTTGACGGCCAGCCAAGAGCCGTAATTGCTTTTCCAGATGAACTCGACGCGCATACCGGGCAAATGACCGTATTCGTTACGGCAAAGGTCGGCAGCCTCTTGACAATTCTCTGCAATGTAGATGTCGTACTCATAAACCCGCTCGCTGCCGATCCCGGTCAGCCAAGAATATTTAACTTTGTAATGAAACATAATCGTTACCTCCGATTGTCGTTTGTCGTGATGCCCTGCCATCGTCAGGCCAGGTGGGGCGGTTCCCGGCTACGGGCTGTTGCCCGTTTCGGCTTATTTTTTCACGAGTGCCTTGTAGACGTTCCACGCGGGGAGAATACCGGCGAAGGTTCCGATTTTCTGGTGACGACCGTTCCGGGTGTTTTCCAGAACCACGCCATGCAGAACGTCGCCTGCCAAATTGGTCTTGCGGGTAAGGACTACGTTGCGGCCCTTGACGGTGCTTTCGGACTTCTTGATGATGTACAGGCCCTTATTGGTTTTTTCCATGGTTAATTCCTCCGTATGTCGTTTTTCGATTGTCGTTTCAGTCAAATGTTTTTGACTATCATTATATTAGCAAAAGACTTTTGACTTGTCAATAGTTTTGTCAAAAAAATTTGACTGGATTTATGCAAGCCAAAATTACAGGGCAACAACACTCGCGCACGCGCGTACAGATGTGTGCGCTCAGGCGTTTTAGGCGTTGCGTATACTGCCTAAATACTACTTTTTATAAGTCAATTAGAAATAAGTGTTGAAGTGTTGACAAATATAGAAAAACCTAAGAACCGCAAGGCTTTTTCTGTCGTCACTTTAGGGCAACACTCGCGTCACCACCTTAAAAATCTGTTTCTCGCGTTTGTCAACACAACAACAGTTTGCAACAGATTAAAAATGCGGTGTGGACAACCATGTGGTGACATTTTGGGCATAAAAAAAGGGCGCACAGGCCGAAGCCCGTGCGCCCAATGGTGCGGATATTACTTCTTCATGCTCTGGATCATGGCCTCACCCGCGCCCTTGATAATGGCGGTGATGTCCACGCCCGCAGAGACAAGCAGGTTATTCGCAGATGCAGACATCTTTTCCATAGTTTTCTGAATCAGCATAACACCCAACTCTTTAATTTCATCTTCGGACAGCTTGCCGTCAGCACTTGCAGCCTTCCACTGTTCAACAACGGTCTGCTGCAACTCAAGAACGGTGAGCTGCGCGGCACTGACAACCTCATTGGTAGCCAGACCGATGTTGGTCAGTTCTGCCTTTTTGCCGATCTTGGCGGTCAGCCAAGCGCCCAGCACGCCGATCAGGGTGACAAGCAGGCAGGCGAGGATCTGCACGACGGTTTCGATGATGATTTCAGGGATCATAATAATATCTCCTTTCAAATTTACGCCCGCAGGCGCGATTTACAGTGAATGGTTTATCCGTTCCAACGGGATTTGGTTTTCCGGGAATCGATGTGAATACCCCAAGAATAAGTACCGATGCCGCCGGTGTTGCCCATGACGGCCTCAGCCGCAGCAACCATCTGAGCGACGGTCTTTCCGGCAGGGCAACCCAAGTCCGCAGCGCCGCCGTAAAGGTGCTGAGAGTTGGACACGCCGCCCACGTTGGCGTTGTGCTGTTTACAGCGCAAACCACTGTTGACGGACACAGGTACGCCCAGTCGCGCGCGGATCGCGTCGGCGTATTTCACCATCGTCATATCGACCTCGGCGGGATAGCCGTCACAGTATCGCCCGCACTTACAGGCGAACTCGGATTTCTTGAAGTATTTAATACTGTCCCAGTCGTCGGGGTCAGGCTCCTCCGCAGCGTCCTCCACTTCGTCCGCGCCGAAAGTAGAAGCGTCGACCCATCCATATACGGTAGAGCCGCCGCCGGATACACGGATCAGGTGATAGGGGTGCTTACCCTTGGCGTAGATCGCGGTAATTTTCGCTTTACCGGGTTTGCAGGATACGCCGCGCGTCGCATTGGAACTCGCATAGTGGATCGTGCCGGTGAAGTCCACTTCATCGCCGACCTCCCAGCTCGTTTTCTTTGTCGCGGCCTCCGGCTGTGTAGCTTCGACCCGCGCTGCTTCTTCGATGTCGTTGGTGTCGACCCATCCGTATACGGTGGAGCCGCCGCCGGATACACGGATCAGGTGGTAGGGGTGCTTGCCCTTTGCGTTGATTGCAGTGATCTTCGCTTTACCGGGCTTGCAGGCGGGGCCGGTCGCAGCGTTGGAGTTTGCGTAGTGCTTCGTGCCGGTGAACGTAACAATGTCGCCCACTTTCAGTTCTTTCGGAGCCGCCGCATCCTCAGACTTCGTATCCTCAGACTTCGTATCCTCTACCTTTTCTGTAGAGTTTTCGTCATAGGTGACGTAGGGCAGCTTGCCGTGCTTCGTCCAGTTCCGACGGTTGTACCCAGTTACGTCACAGTTACAGGCGGTGATCTGAACGCAGTTCTTCCAGCGGGGAGTACATTCCACGGCCAGACCGTTGCCGATGTAGATACCGATGTGGCCCTCACACCAAACCGCCTCGCCCACCTCGACATTGGAGAAGTCGGTGGAAACATCAGAGCAGACTTTAATCATGCTGTCCGCGCCGATGTCAGGAACGTCGTTGGCCGCGTAAGACGCGCCGCCGTAGGTCTTGCTGGTGTCGCCCTTCCAACCCCACAGCAGGCCCTTGATAAGACAAACACAATCAAAACCGAAAGTGTCGGCGCTTGCTGCCTGAATCATGGCGGTACGATCCGCAGCCTTGTTGTAGCTGTGGTTTGCGCAGTACCGGGCTTTATTTGCGGCGTTCATGGGAGCGCCGAAACAGCCCATGACGTACAGGGTCTTGTAGTTCTTGGCTACAAGGCTTGCTTTTGCCGCGAGCTGGGCCGCAGTCTTGATGGGGGTGGTAATGTCGAACTGTGCCTCCGTGTAGCGCTCCTCCTCCGCAGCAGCGGAAGATCCGGCGAACTCGTTGTAGTAGGCCTGCCCGTATCCTGCGCGTTTCGCCTTAACGGTGTCACCCATATCAGCGGGGCGCTCAAACTGGGTCAGCACGAGGTCGGATGCCGTCTGAATGGAGGTGGTCGTTTTGAGGGTGTTCAGCAAACCGCTGTAGCCCTCAGACATCTCCTTGATAAGAAAGTCGAGCTGGGTTTCCAGATCGCCCACAGACTTACCCGCAGCCTGAGCGAAAGCCAGCAGCGCGGCTTTCCGGGTGTGGTAAGTCCACTGGGCCAGACCGTAGCCAGCAGCGTCCTTTGCGAAGTTGGTGTAAGAGCCATCGTCTACCGCTTTGGTATACGATGCGTCGGTGTGCCCCAGCTTCTTTTCGTAGGTGTTTTGCAGATTGGTTGCCTTGAAACCACTTTCGGCGTAAAGGTTGCCCATCAGACCGGCGGCACCGGCGGGGGTCAGGCCCTTTGCGATCAGGTAGTTCCAGATCTTCTGCGCGTTGGTTTTTCCAGTCAGGCTCATTTGTACTGTCCTCCTTACAGGAAATCATTTTCGCGCGTACAGCGCTCATAGGTTTCTTCTATGATCTTGATGCTGATACGCGCTTTGTCGTTCTCAAAGTCGGTGTGTTCATCGCAATACTTTTTGTAGTAGTCGATGTCCTCAAAGGCGTTGTTGAAATGTTCTTCGGAGTGACGGACTTTTCTGCGGATCTCGTCGGCGAATTGCAGGATTCGTCGGCGTGCGTCAAGGGCCTTGTCCTCACCCCGGTCTTTGTCTTGACGCTGGTCGTGCTTCTCCAACTCAGCCAAACGATCCTTGATACCGCTCAGCTCAGTAATCACTTCTCCGTTTATCGCTTTTCCGATTCTGGCGGCAAGAGAACCGAAGAAACCTCCGATTTTCTTACCGAGCCAACTCCACGGGTTAATTTTAATGGGAGCGATTTGGAGCAGGGAAAAGACGACCACTAATACAATGCCGCACTGCCCCACCACCTCTCCCACTCCGAAGGAGGCGAATAAATCTGAAATAGTCAATGGGCTTCTCCTTATCGTTGTGTAGCTTTATAGCCCGCCGGTCACGGTGTCCATCAGCGTTTCCAGACGTTTGATTGATGTATAACTATCGTATTTTTCGGCGTATCCACGCCAAGAATTGAATGATTGCCGCATAGATTCGGGCGAAATCTTACCGTCCGCAAGCATTTTCCTTTGTTTCTTGATACCTCTGCGTCTTTGCGTGATGTTTTTCGGAACGAGCCGCATCACGATCCGATGATCTTCGGTGATAAAAACGCGTTTCTTCAAGTAGACAAAGCTGCCGCCGTCGAATTTCGTTATCTGCGTCACTTTGGCATTGAGTTCAAGCCCCAATTCCGCAGATTTTCGGGTGATGATGTCCCGGTATTCCCGTAGCTTATCAAGGTCGTCGCTGATAATGTAACTGTCGTCCATGTATCGAGCGTAACCATGCACCATAAGCACGTCCTTGATATAGTGGTCAAGGCTGTTAGGGTAGAAAACCGCGCTGATTTGCGAGATCTCCGATCCTAAGCCGAGGCCCTTGTCACCGGGAAAACAGCGAATAAAATAGACGATCAGGTCATATACCCGATCGTCGTCAATTATCCCGCGGTACATCTCCAAGAGCCGGTCGTGATCTATGCTGCCGAAATAATTGTGGTGATCGATAGTCAAGATCCCGCCGGTTCTCCCGTAACGCGCCAAATGGTAGCGCAGATGCTCCCGCAGTCGTTTTACTGCAAATTCCGTTCCGCGTCCCTCTATGGTTGCGGCGTTATCATAGATCAGGCGTGGAACAATGGTGGGCTTCAATGCGAATTTCACAAGGCATTTCTGTACACATCGTTCGGAGATGTGGACAGATGAAATTTCACGTCGCTTTCCGCGTTCGCAAATTGTGAAGTTGTGAAAGCCTCGTGAGCGGTAAGTGCCTTGCATAAGCTCCTTGTGAAGCGTTGCCACCCATTGCAGCAGATTTACTTCAAACATCTGTGCAGATTGTTTCCACGTTACGCCGCGTAGACATTCTCGCGCGCAAATTAACAGATGTTCTACTGAAAAGACTTCTTCAAAAGTCATACGAAAAATCCCCATATTCCGTGCCTGCGTATGCAGTATCAGCCCGGTGCAAGCGCCTGACTGAGCCACGGTGTTAATTCACCGCCGTTCATCGGCGGCGCGGTCACATCCTCCTGTATCATAAAAAGGGGTAAAAAGATAATATGTATCCCGTCTAATTTCACTGTCGCTACTTTTCTGACGTTTTCACGATACATCCGAAGGGCGCGAGGCCATTAGTGTTGCTGGCGTTGTTGTTATTGGCAGTGCCGTCGGAGTTGACATTACAGAAGTTATTGCTGTTGCTGGAATTAGGAGAACGCTCCCACCAGTTGTTGGCAGACCCAAGCGTGTGTTGCAGGACGTAACCGCAGTTTGATTATTCAGTTAAGGTAGGCTGTTGGCCGCGATACCGGGCGTTGTAGATCCGTCGGTCACTGTCTAAAACACCCTTAATCATTCGGGAGATTTCGGCGCACTCAAGGCCGATTTCTTCCTCCTGTTTCAGTATCTTTTCCTTCTTTACGCCGTCCGCTTTCGCGGTCAGCTCCAAATAGATGTAAGCTGTTGTAGCCACCGCTTCGACGTAGCCTTTCGCTTCGCGAAGATGCCTGCGCCGGAGCTGATATTCGGATTCCGAAATGGCGACGTGCATATAAATACCGTTGCCCACCTGCGCGTGTGTCAGCGCGTCAAGAGCCGTGGTAATCAGACTGTCGCCGTAATTCGCCCGATACTTTGTCGGGTGGTTTGCAACGATTTCACCTATGCGGATATTAAGCCGGTAAAGCCTCCAAAGAAACTTTGTTTTGGATTCTGACCGCATCCAAGTTGGAACAGACATAACTTTTCTCCTTGATGAACCGCGCCCACAAGGGGCGCGGATTTTGAGATTTTAGATACAGCCGAAGGGCGCGAGGCCAATAGTGCTGCTGGCGGTGCCGACATTGGCAGCGCCGTCGGAGGTGACAATACAGAAGTAACTGCTGGTGCTGGAATGAGGAGAACGCTCCCACCAGAGGTCGGCAGACCCGTTGACGGTCTTTTTACGGTTCGCCGCAGTAGCATACCACTCGATCTGAGACAGGGCCGCAGCCTCCGTAGAGTTGGAGTAGGTGCAAGAACCGAAGATTTCTTTTTCTGCAAACAGGGCAAAGTAATCATCGGTTTCAGTGACAGAGCTGCCATTGTAGGTCGTAGCGGTAGGAACCTTGAACTGCTTGAAGCAACCCCGGAGCGTTTCAGGGATTGCCGCACGGAATACGTCGTTACACCATGTACGACGAGCGCAGCCGCTCCAAGAGCCGCTGTTGGTGTTGGAACTGTTCATGTAGCCCTTCTCGTTCAGAGAGTTCTTCAAACCAACGACAAAGTGATCCTTGGTGTCGCCACCAGCGGTTGCTTCGGTCAGCGTGAAGTGCTGGCTGTCCATCAGCACCAGAGTTACAGACTGTTCGGCGTGGGATTCGCCAACGCCGGTTGCAGCCATAGCGGACAGAGTAACAACGCGCTCGTCGCCCACGGCCCAACCGGTATCCTCAATGGAGATCGTACCGTCGTCCAGAGCTGCGACCATAGCTGCGATCTGTTCGTCAGTACCGTCAGCCCAAGAAACGATCTCAGGGCCAGACAGGGAGGGCAGCTTGCAGGTGTAAGTTGCGCCTGCTTCGGTGACTTCCACGGTAACGGCCTCCGTAGTGGAGCCGCCCATGGAGGCGGTAACGGAATAAGTGCCGGTTGCGCCGATATTCAGGGTAACTTCGCCGTTGCTGTCGGCTACGCCGGAGTAGGTCTTGCTGCCGTTGGTAGCGATAACCGTACAGCCTGCGTCTGCGGTACAAACCAGATAAGCGCGGAAGGAAACGAACTCACTCTGGTAAACGCCGTAGTAGCTGCCGATGGTAACGGAGCGTTCATAGGAAACACCGTCCTCATTGGTGCAGGTGACAACGTATTCGGTGTTGAGGGTCTTAATGGTCTGTGTCACGATCAGGGTTGCGGGAACTGTGCCAGTATAGGTTTCGTTCGCGCCGCCGGTGATTGTGTAGGTTTTGCCCTCGAAATCCGGGCCGAACGTAAGCTGGATCTTAGATGCCATCATCTGTTCAGCGTCGGTTTTCTTGAGGAAATTTGCCGTAACCCAATCACGGATTGCAGCAACACCGGCAAGGTCAAGGACTTGGCTCATATCAGGCATTTGTTAAAACCTCCTGTACGTCCGAAACGGACGCGATTTTTTTATCGGAAAAAGCACTGAGCTTTTCAAGAGCTTCTCCGTGTGCGGTCAGGGTTTCGCCGTGGGCGTTAAGGCTTTCTGTATGCTGCGTAAGGGTTTCCCCGTGCTGAGAAAGCGTCTGCCCGTGCTGGGTGAGAGTTTCACCGTGGGCATTGATACCCTCTGTATGCTGAGAAATCGTCTCCCCGTGTTGCGCAAGAGTTTCTTCGTGCTTGGACAGGGCTTCACCATGTTTAGTGATTGCCTCCCCGTTCGCGGTCAAGGTTTCTCCGTGCTGAGAAAGTGTCTCACCATGATTTTTGATTTCCTCGCCCTGCTGGGAAAGCGCTTCCCCGTGCTGTGCGAGTGTTTCGCCCTGCTGAGTGACCTTCTCGTTTTGCTGCACAAGGGCTTCGCCGTGTTGGGAGAGGGTTTCACCCTGCGCAGTAACGTCCTCACGAACGGCTGTCAGTGCCTCAGAATGGGCAGTTAAAACCTTGCCATGTTGGGCAAGGATTTCTCCCTGTCCAGTAATAACCTCTCTGTGTTGGGAGAGGGCTTCGGCGTGGCTCGACAGGGTTTCACCGTGTTTTGTGATCGCCTCGCCGTGCGCAGTCAGAGTTTCGCCCTGTTGTGCAAGCGTTTCTCCCTGCCGGGTGGCAGTTTCATCCTGTGTTTTCAGCTTTTCCGCAAGCCCGGTGATTGCCTCAATGGGGTGCTGATCGGTTGCATCCCGATTTGTCATTTTGGCGTGATCCGTGAAACCGAGAAAGTGCAGCGTTTTTACACTGATTTCAAGGGTTTCGGTTTCATTGATTTCGACAGTCAATTCAACCATATTAGATCTCACCGTCCTTCAAAATGTCGTCGACGGTGCGCTGGACAATGTTGGACGCGTAAGCCTGTTCGCCAACCTTGCCGCGAAGCTGGATCAGCACGTCGGAAGATCCGTTAAAAGCCAGTGTTTCGGCCTGTGTCAACGGGGCGTAGATGTTCGCGCCGTCAATCGACACGTCCTCCAACGTCTTTTCCACGACGATTTTACCCGCCTGTTTGAACGTAAGGTAGAGCGTGTCAAACGCAATCTCCTGAGGGAGCTTTACGAGAATTACAGGGGTTGTTCCTCTGGTCATACGCTTACACCTCCAATACTGCTTTAACGTCGTCGACGCTTGCCACAGCCACGAGAGAGGCCATGACAAAGTTCCATGTGGAGCCGTCCCACTGGTAAGCATAGCCGGTATCCAGACACATCACTGTCCATCCGACGGACGGGGTTGTGTATGTGGTCGCGATACTGTCGTAGGTATCGACTGCCGGTTTCCATGTGATGCCGGTTGTCAGGGCCACAACCTGCGTATTCAGACTGTTGACCTGAGAGTTGACCTCAGCGATCATGGCATAAGTGCCGCCAGACGACGGAACGTTTTCGCTGCCAGCAGTCGGGATGTCGTCTTTGACGATATTCGCATAGGCGTTCAGCTTACCATTTGCGCCAACGGTAAGGTTTTCACCAACTTTAACACCGCCGAGAACTTCTTCGGAGGCGGTAGGCAGCACATAGGTCTGCGCGCCCCGGATCGTGCCGTCTTTATCGACGGTGATCGTGGTTCCATCAGGCTTTACGATACCGGCCACGCTCTGTGTAGCTACAGGCGGGATCGCGTCCGCAGCTTTTTTGATCTGCTCGTCAATTACATCGAAGTTCTTGTTAAGAACCTCAATGTCTACGGGATCAGATGCCGCAGGCTTCGTCAGCCCGTAGTTTGTGGTTTGGGTTGCCACTTTCGGTTTGCCTCCCTTCTTACTGACCGACGGCGTAATAAGTTACGCCGTTATAGGTCATGGTTTTCAAGCCGGTTGTACCGTTCTTGATGTCGTCGCTTGTGATGGTGTTGTCGTTTTTGGAAATCAAAGCGTCGCTCAGAGATCCGTAAAGACACTGCCAACACACATACTGAATGGGGTAGCTGCTGTAGGGGCTGGGCAGGTTTGCCGTGGTGAACTGGGTCGTACAGCTCGACCAATAGACCGCCTTAGAGCTGCCGTCACGGATCGTGATAGCTTCGTCGTAAACGGTGATGCTGCCGCCGCTTGCAGTACCGTGGAAGAACGGCTCGTCAAGGAAGATAATGCCGTTGCTGCTGCCGTTCTGAATGTACCAAACGGCGGGGGTGTAATAGTGGGGACGGTCGGAGCCGGTTACAGTGGGCGTGATTTCTGTGGTGACTTTGCCGCCGTATAACGTAGGCAGAACGTCGTTCGGGATGCTGTACTGCATAAGAGACGCGTCACTTGCGGCCAAATCGTCCATGAGGTCGGACAGATCTATAAGCTGATCTTCCGTAACCCACTTCATGCCGTCACCGGGGTATTCAAGCCCGGTAAGAGGGTCAGTCCAGATGCCGTCACCGTCCTCGTCGGTATAAATATTGCCGTCCTCGTCGGTGTAAACAATGTCGTCCCAGTTGATGTCGGTGTCACCGGCAATCAGATCCCAGTCAACGTCGTCGCCGATGTCGTAACCGAGATCGCCCGCGATGTCGTCAAGCAGCTCACCATCTTCGGTAAAGCCGTCGCCGGATTCAATCGCAGTATTACTCCAACCGCTGCCAAGCACGGTCAGTCGGGCCGCGCCCGGAATCATGCGTATACTCATTCTGCTACGTCCTCCCGCAAAATAACTTTAACGATGTGTTCGCCCTGCGTGTAAATGTTGTGGCCGGTGGTAACGTTCAGGACGTGGTTTCCGGCTGTCTGGTCGTCGGAAATCTGATAGATCACTTCGTCGTCTACCAAAATCTTGACGGTGACAGTTGCATCCTCGTCCAGATAGTACGCGCCCGTCCACGCGATCTGCGTACAGGTATTGTCAACCGTACAGTTGACTGTCAGCTCAGTGGTAAGCGTATCGTCGCCGATTATCGTTTCCTCATTGGGGAAAGCGTTAATCATAATCCAGAAATCACTACTTGCATAAATCGTGCCGGTCAGCGTGCCGGAGCCGCTAAGACCGTCAACCTGCACCGTCTCACGGGTGGGGTTGGATTGTGCGTCCGGCGTGCCGCATTGCAACGTCATAGCGCCGCCGATTTTCCGGGTAATGCTCGTGATCGGGCCGTGACTGTTTTCCGGCGTGTGGCCGCCTGAGAACGCCAGAACGTCCAGCAAGTCGAACGCTGGGTTAAACGGTACGGACACGTCAAAGGGCGTAAAGGTCACGTCCTTAAATGCGTCAATGACCGCCTGCACCGAAGCTGCGCGGTTGCTGTCGTTGGAGATCTGCAAGAATACGTTGCTGCCGAGGTCAACGATCAAACCGTCGTCGTCCAAAGTGCCGCAGTTTTTGTAATATTCCTGCAATGCCTTGGCCTTGTACTGGGCCTGTATGCCAGTGTAGTAGCTCTGGTAGTCCGCGAACTCCGAAGAAAAACGGTTGTCGGGAGTAATCTCAGCAACAGCTTCGGAGCCGTAGTGGACGAACACGAGCTTGCCGGTGCGATCCACCATCGCAATACAGCACATCGCTGCGGCCAAATGAGAAAGCAAATCACGACAGGTCTTTACGTCGCTGTCAACGTCTGCGTAGGTGAAGTTTCTGCTGCCGTTGGCAAGCGCCCGGATCTCGTTATTTGTCATACCCAACTCTACGCCGCAGTGGTTACACAGAAAACGCATCCACTCAAACGGGGTGCGCGGGTTGGTGTCCATGCGAGGCAACTCAGCATTAAATTCGTCCATTCGGTCATATGCTTCGACCTTAATACTGTTGATAGCACGTTTCGCAGTTTTTACTTTGAAAACGCCCATAGGAATGTCCGCATAGACTGTTCGAGGGTTGTCACCCCATGCAGTCGATTTCATGTCCGACCAAAAGAAGCTCGAAGCGCCTGCCCATGTATCTGCCTCAGCAGGAGAGGTTAGCCGTACATGGAGTGCAATTTCTGCATCTTCCAGCATACGAGGTTCGGCGGCAACTATGAGTTGGGCCAAAAACTCCACAGAAACGGTATCACCCACACCCGGCAAATCACAGTTGCAAGACAGAGAGCCGGTGCCTTGCACGAAATTATCAGTATTTAGATTGAAAACTGTGCCATTCGCGAGCGTGAGAGTTCCCCACCAAACGATTGTACGGTTTCGGCCTGTTCTGCTGTCCAACACCTGCTGAAAAGCGGTACTAATCGGATACATAGGCCCACCTCACATTTCAATAATGTCGATGCTGTAATCTTTGTACAGACCACCTTCACTTGCGTACGCGCTCAAGTCGCTCTGTGTGTAGCTATCCTTGCCCGCATACGCCGACATTGTTTGGATGCCGTTGTCGTAATAGGTGAAGGAAAACTCCTTACCCTGCATAAGATTGTGCATCGTCGCCACCTCTAAGCCGGTGATCCGGTCAAAGGTGAGCTTAATTTTGCGGACGGTGGGGCGAACCCACGATATGTACATGAGGCCGCTTTCCACACGTCCAGAATCAGAACTGACAATGTTGTCGTTCTCAATAACGACAGAGGACGGGACGTAAATAGGTGTCCCGTCCACTGCCCAATATCCATTGGTGCATTTTTTACAAATTCCCATAGTCTCACACCTTTAAGCCTTCAAAGGACTTTTGCCAGTTCGCCGGATCGCACGATTGTTCTCGTCAACGATAGTCTGGAATACCTCTCGACCATCAATAATGACTTTGATGTCGCCAGTCTGCCCACCGTCACCGTTCCGCATGGAGCGGGCCAGTGCTTGCAGTTCGGACAGGATACCCAGTAGATACGCCGTCACGCCGTCGCTGTCCTCCGCAGGAGCCGTTGTCGCGGCTACTCTGGTCTGGTAGGGTACGACCGTACCTGCGGCGATCTGAGGCACTGTGAAGCCTCCCATGCTGGTCAGCGCATTGGCGATGGTCTGGAAGGTCGTTGCGAGGGAACCAAGGCTGCTGATAACAGCCTGCATACTGCCGACCACGCTATCGACATTCATCTGCACGTTGGGGCTGTCCGGGGTCATGCCGTCGGTAACAGCCGTCGCGATGTTCTTTGCAGTGGAAAGCAGGCTGCGTTCGCCGTCGTTGATGCCTTTTTCCAGACCCATATCCAAGAACTCACCGATTTCAGCAAAGACCTTAGAGGGGGAATGGATACCGAACAGGCTCTTGATCCGGCGAATGAGGTTGTTAACCATGGTGGAAACATTGCTCATAAAGCCGCCCCAAGCACCGGCAACACCGTTATTCAGACCCGCAACAAGGTTGTGGCCCACGTTGTTCCACTTGATGTTGTTCATGTTGGTGCGCAGATTGTTCCACGCGTTCAGAACGTTGGTGCGCAGGTTGGAGAAGTAGTTCAGCGTGTTTGTACGCAGATTACTCCAAGCGGAGTTTGCATTGCTCACGATGCCAGAGAACGCGGTCGACAGATTGGAGCGCATATTGGATGCCGTATTCAGGACAGAAGTACGGGCATTGTTGAACGTGTTGCTGATAGTGGTGCGGATATTCGAGAACGCAGACTGCGCATTGGAATAGACATTGCTCCAAGTGGACGACAGATTGCTCTTGATCTGCGAAGCGGTGTTATCCAGCCCAGTTTTCGCATTGTCAAAAGCGGTCGTTACGTTGGAACGGAGATTCGACCACGCGTTCTGCGCACTGGACTTCACGTTAGACCATGTATCGCTCAGACCGTTTCCAATCTGTGTAGCGGTATTCGCAAGCCCGGTTTTCGCGTTATTAAATGCGGTCGTTACGTTCGTTTTCAGATTACCCCACGCGCTCTTTGCATTGGAAACGATATTCGACCACCCTTCGGAAAGGAAAGAGGTCAAATTGGAGATCGCGCCGGAGAAAAAGTCGGTGATGGTGTGCCATGTGGTGGAGATACCGTTAAGGAAACCTTGGACGACATAACCGCCCATCTCCTGCATAACGGTAGACGGAGAATTGATTCCAAACGCAGCCTTAAAGCCGTCAATAAACGGCTTAAAAACATGATCGTAGATCCAAACAGCGATGTTTACAAGCGCGTTTGCAATGCCTGCGAGCAGTCCTGCAACAATGTCGCCGCCGTATTGGTCAAAGTAGTCTCCGAAGTAGGCTTTAACATTCTCCCATGCGGATTTCAGGATATTCCAAATATTCACCACGAGAGAGCCGATAACGCTTACCGCCGCACCGATTGCAGCTCCTAACAATCTAAACATGGCCGATGCCAGCTCAGACCAATTAACGTTACTTATGAAGTCAAGTAGACCGTTGAACAGCGCCGTTGTTAACGCCGCCCAATCGACATTTTCGATAGCCGAAGAAAGCAGATTCAAAACTGCGATCATTGCGTCGGATAACAGGCCGCCGATGTTGCCCCAATCAATCCCAGTAAATAACGTGTTAATGCTTTCCGCAAGAACTTGTCCGATATGGTTCCAATCGATGGAAGTGATTGCGTTGCGAAGCATGGTTATTATTCCGTTAAAGCCGGTCACGACAGAATCGGCCAACTTTACCCAGTCAATGGAAGTAAACCATGTGTAAATACCTTCACCGATACCTTTGCCCAGCTCGTCCCACTTTACCTCGTGAACGAAACCATGAATGAGGCGCACAAGAGCCTGCCACTTGGCGGCAAACGCCTTGCCGATTGTATCCCACTCCACGTTATCAACCAGACCGTTCAGGCCCTCGCCCAATCGCTTGCCGAGGTTGTCCCAGTCATACTCGTACATGAACGTGTTGTAGATGTCCGCGATAGCGTTGCAACCGTCGGCAATGGTTTTTCCCAGCATGGGCCAATCAATGCCGTCGGTAAGACCGTTCATGATCTCAGCGAAGCGACCGGCCCACTTTACGCCCTCAGGTCGCAAAGTGTTGTTGATCCAGTCGTCTACCGCCTTGATTGCATAGTTCAAACCTTCGGCAATAACCTGACCAACGCCGTACCAATCTCCGCTCTGCCAAGCCTCTTTCAACCGTTCAATCCAGTCCTGCACGCTCTGAGGCAAGTCAATGGGGACTTCCTCGTACTGCACACCTGTTTCATCGAGGTCGCTGCCGCCTCCGCTGCTGTCGTCCTGCTTACTCTGCCGGTTCAATTCATCGAAGCTGTACAATTCCGCGTTGAACTCTTTCTGAGCCGCAGCCGCGTTCTCTGCGGATTCTGCATAGCTGTCCGTGCCTTTCTTGGCAACGGTATAGCTGCGCTTACCGCTGAGGAGCGCAAAGAACTGATTGACGTAAGAGATAGCTTTCGATAGCAGATTCAGAACCGCCATGATGACAGGCTCCAAAGTGGAGATGATGTTGGCTGCGGCAACAGAGATGTTGCCCGTGAGCTGCGTTGCGCTGTTCTTGATATTGCTCATGGTGCTGTTGAACTTAGAATCAAACTGCGCGAGCTTTTGCAGGCCCTCACCGATGCCCTGAAAAATCGAAGTGATGAACTTCTCTTTAATTCGGGAAATCAACATTCGTCTTAACCGTGTCAACGACTTTGCGAAAGTCTCAGCAGACAGGGTTGTTTTATGAGACTGTTTTGCGAAAGACTTGAGGCTGGATACCGCTTTTTTAGCTCCTGTGGCAATCGCATTAAACGTGATTTTTCTCAGGCTATTTCCTAAGCGTGCTGCCGCACTACCGACGGTACTCATTATAGATTTCAGACTGGAAAAAACACTGCCGATACGACCGCCAATACCGGGAGACTGTAACATCTCCTGCAAGGCCGCCCGGAAAGCACTCCGAAAATTATTAACGCCTCCTGTGGCAGTCTGAGCCGCCTGAGAAACGTCGGTAAAATTCTGCCCGCCGGTTTGACCTGCACTGGCTGTTGTCGGCTCTGCTGCGGGCTGGTTGGCTGCGTCGCGTGCTGCCGCAACACGGGCGTACTCTGCTTCGAGTTGCTGTAACACAGCAATCTTTGCGGCGTACTTCTGATTGACAGAATCAATCTGGATCTGTTCAATCTCAAGCACGTTCACGGCCTGTTCGTCGCTGGTCGTCTGCGCCAGAGAATCATCGGTAGACTGTCGAATACTGTCCAGCTCTTTGTAATACTCCGACAGATTTCCTTTGGCAGTGCTGATCTTCTTTTGCAACCGCGCCAGTTCTTTGTCGTAGTTTGCAGTAGCCTTTGCAGCGTTTGTGGTTGCAGTCGCAGCCTGTGCTTGAGCTTGGGCCGTAGCCTGAGCCGCTTGTGTAGCTTGCTGCGCACTGTTCGCAGTATTGTTGGCCGCGCCCTGCGAGGCTGCGGCCAAGTTCTGCAAAATAGAAGTGATACCAGAAAAGGCCGTCCGCATATCACTTCCCAACGTATTGACCTGCTTCGTGAGGCTGTCAATCGATGAAAGCAGCTTATCGGAACCCTTTTCAAAACCCTCGTTGTCCAGCTTGGTATCGAATACGAGGGAGCCGTCAGAGTTATTAGCCATTTCCTGTACCTCCTTCCTTCAAAAGACTTTCGTAAATTGCACGCATCTGATCTTCCGGGGACTGTCTTTCAGCAGCAAATTCCATGCTGCACAGATCCCGGTTTGCGGCAAAAAATTCGCTTTCGTGCTTTTCGAGTTTCTTGCCCATCGCCTTTTTCTGTCGAATCGTGAGAACAACGCCCCACAGATCCTCCCGGTCGATGGCTTGGAAGTACCCCAAAAACGTCCACCAGTGCATAAAAGGAACGGCGCGAACTTCCATCCCCGCCACTTTATTGATGGCCGGGAAAATAAGCTGTTCGTCTTTGTCCCAATTCACGACCTTCGGACTGGGTTTGTCGCTCGACAAGCGACACTCCATGAACTCTGTCGCCGCTTTGAGCGCGGCTGCATAAGTGTCCTTGTCTTTGGGCATACTGTTCAAGTCTTTATAAATCCGGCTTAAACAAATAAAGACCTTCTCCTGATCGGAGAGGTCTTTGTCGTTGTAAGCCGCGATAATTCTGAGAATGTTCCGATAATCGGAACGGATTTCATAGGTTTTGTTGCAGACATCAAGCGTATGCGGTAACATTCCTATCATCGCCGCTTACCTCCGGGGTAGTGGTCGGCTGAATATCGCTCAAATACTTGTCCGTCCGAGCCTTGGACAGCGCCATTTCGTCCTCGACGGCCTCTGCGATGATATTACCGATGCCCTCGATAATACTCTCACAGAAGAATTTACCGCCAACGCTGGAAAAGGGGTTGCGCTTGGCGAAAATCTCGTCAGCCTCGTCCATGTCGAACAGGGCGTTGATGCGCCGTTTCAGCTCGTTTTCCACGGACTTGAGAACCTGCCAGTCGTCGTCAAAGGACGCAGTGCCGTCGTTCTTAATGCTCAGGTTTTTCAGCGGCTCCACGATGGTGTGGAAGTCCGCAGAAAGCTGATTATATCTGTCCAGAATGGACAGGTCAGCAGGCCGGATGTAGATATTGCAGATCAGCTTTCCGAATTTGTTCACAAGGGGAATTTCCCTTGTGCCGTCGTCGATAACACCCTTGTATTCCTTGATGGACATGATTACATACCTCCGTAATGATTAAAAAATGGGCGCGGAATATTGACTACCCCGCGCCCGATGTGTGAATATTTGGGCCGCGTCCCGTATTAGGCCGCGTCGGAGATGGTAGCGACGTTAGTCTCCATGTTATAGGAGATGTTCTTCTTAACCATAGCGCCGACGGGGTGAATCTTATAGGGGATTGCATAGCCGGTGGTGTCGCCGCCGGTAGACTGAGGCACAAACCATGCGTTGCGCACATAGCAGTAGCCGGTCATAGTCTTGGTGGCGGTATCGACGCTCTCGAAGAAAGCCTCAGCGAACTCGCCCAGCAGGTCGGCTTCACCATACTTTTCTTCCAGAGCGCACTCAAGCATATGCTCGTACATAGCGCGGTCGGGATCCATGTAGTAGGGTGCGACATCGACCTCAGGCTCATAGCCAGAGTGGGTGAAGGTGGATTCACCAAGGACGTTCTTGGAAGATTCGGTATCAGGGTTCAGCTCCTTGGTCAGCTCGTCGTTATCCTTGCCGATGGCCTCCCATTCGGTGCCGTCCTTCCACTTGCCGAAGAACATACCTCTGTTGCGTTCCATTTTTGCCATAAGGTTAATTCCTCCTGTAGGTAATTCTTAGTTGGATTTGGTATTTTGCCGCGTCGCTGCCTACCTGAATCGGGTATGCGGTCAACGTCGGCACGATAGACTTAACCCTTCCCTCGTTGATTGCAGGGAAATCACGTTTGCTGTTCTGTTCCAAGATCCACGCCACGACTTCATCGTAAAAACCTAAGTTCGCGAGGTTCTGTTCTACGTCTGCACCGTAGCTTTCCTTGCTCGCGAAAATGTAGTTGATGGTCTGTACGTCGGTAGGGATCTCCTCACCTAACACGTTTTCTCTGTAATTGATTTGGGAAGGAACGGCGTACAAAGCGTACTCCGTAGGATTTTCCGCAAGGTAGTCCATGCGGAACCGGCTGCCCTCTGCGAGCGCCGGACAACTCCGAAACCAGTTTCGGAGTTGGACAGCGTTATTTAATTCCAGCGACATTCTTGGCCTCCTGTAAAATATCCTGCATACGATCAGCTTTCATACGTTCAAAGAAGAACGGCCCTGCGAGCGCGTTTACATCTGTCGCGTATTTCAGAGATCGTCCAGTTGGATGTTTCTTCTGTCCTTTCGGGCTGAAATAGCGCGTCGGTATGCCGCTGTCGTCCTCGAAAACAGGAATGTTCGGGCCGTATATCTCACCGTAATACTGATAGTGTGCATAGGGGCCAGGATAGATCACTTTCCCGCTGCCGATCTGTGTAGCTCCATATGCACTCTTTGCGAGCTTGCCGGAATCCCATGGGGCATATTCCAGATTGTAGTCGATGACCGTTTTGTCGATAACTTGCTGAACCAACCCGCCTTTGTTGATGTTGCATCTCCTTAGGAGGTCAGCCGCGTCTTTCGGCATATGAACGGTTTTGACTTTCAACTCGATCATGCGCCTACCACCTTCCAATGGGGCGCGTTAGGAGCGCGCCGGTTATCCGTCACTCCTAAAATCGTGAACGCCTCGTAGTTTTTATGCAGCGCAGCGGGTCGCAGCCCTTGTGCTGTCACCGCGCCCCGGACAACAATGTCACCGTTGCGGAGGGTAAACAGCCCGGACACGTCTGCCGCGTTCGCATAATCCAACGGGGCTTTGTACGTCTTACCGCCAAAGTCGGCGGTTACAGGGATACGGGTCGTGAACTTATTTGCGGCTTTTAGGCCGGAACTGTCCACGCTCGAAACGTTCTCACAGAACCACGAAACGCCGGAAATAACAGTGGCGATATATTCGTCACTGTCAGTGTCGGGATTCAGTCTGGCGTTAAACACAGTAATAGTGTCGTTGCATAAATTCATACTTCGACCCCCCTGTAAAGCAGGGGTACGCCGTTGTCGTCCGTCTCTCCGTACAGCATGGAGCGAATAGACGCGGACATGGATCTGTCCGCGTCCTCAACGCTCAGTGCCTTGCCGTAGGTTTCGGAGTAGCCGTCCGTATTAAACGACGTAACGACCGGGTTACTTGTCTGCGCTTCTACGCCCGCTTTGCTGTCAATCCCGATAAGGGACATCATGCAAAGTTTGACGGCCTCAGGGACTTCCCTCATGTTCTGTACCCTCGAAGCCGTCAAACGGTCAATGCGTTTCCGCGCCCGAAATTCCAGCGCCGTGAACTCTGCATTGGAGGCCGTGCCGCCGTATCCCTTATACTCGTCGAAACTCAGGTAGGTCATTGTACGTCCTCCTTACCGGCACGGATTAACCTGCGGCGGTAACGTTGAACTGGAGGGCATCGGACTTCTTGTTCAGGATGAACACGTCCTCGAAGCTCTCTTCGTAGTAGATATACTTGCCCTCGGTCACAGCGGAAGGGGGATCGAGCTGGGAGAACTGATAGGACACGGGGGTGATAACAGCGCTGGGGTGTACCAGCATCATGTTGATCTGAGCTGCGCCCTCTGCGACGGCCCAACCTGCGGTGAAGGTGTAAGCGGACTTCATCAGGGTAGCGGGAACGCCGATGATCTCCACTTCCTCGATACGGGAAACGGTGCGGTCGATAGCGGACTTCTTGCCCTGAACATCGAAGTTACGAGCCAGACCGCTTGCCTGCTTCAGCAGGGTCTTAACCTCGTTGGTGCAGTACAGAATACGACCGTTGGCAGGAACACGGGCGTTGTCCATGTTCAGCATCAGCGCGTCGAAAACTGCCAGCACGTTAGCTGCGGTCAGCGCGGTGGTGTCGGCCTCGTGGTTCTGCTCGCACCACAGCTTGTACAGGGTGGAAACGCAGTATGCGTCCATTTCGGGGAACTTCTGCTCCTCGTTGAACACCTGAGTGATGTTCGCGATGGAGGCAACCTCGTTGGTCTGGTCAATGTCCTTAGGATGGACAAGAGTAGACCACTTGCGCTGATTGCTCAGCACCTTGGGTTCCCACGCGTTGTCATAGTTGCGGGTGGCGGTGGCGATGGTGTCGCGGTCAGCGGCAACACGGCCAGTGGTGGACAGATTGGGGATGTAGATGGTCTTGCCATCCTCGCCCATACGGTAGCGACCGTTGTTGGGTGTAGCGTACAGCGCGCCGAAGTTCAGGGCGTAGGGGTAAGCCTGTGCCAGTTCCTTGGCATACTGAGCTGCATAGTTAATAGCTGCCATGTGAATTTCTCCTTTTCAGATTTCAAAGATTGCCCGAAAATTATTCGTCGGAGGGCTTCGGACGTACCCCGTGGAAGTGGAAGCCGAACACAGCCTTATCGCCGGTGGGCTTCGGTGCGTTGGGAAGTACGAGCTGCGGCTTGGGGTTGTTGGGGGGATCGGCGGGAGCCTGGTCCACCAAAGCACCGGGGTTCTCAGCCTTGTACTTCGTCAGGAAATCGACATAGCCGAGAAGGGTATCACCTTCGAGCTGGAAGTCCTTGCTCTGCGCCTGACTGATAAAGTCGCGCTTAGCGGCTGCGGAAGTGAAGTTCAGGCCGTTAGCCTGCTCCCGCACAAGAAATTCCTTGCGCTGCTTGGTGACGTTTGCGGCCCATGTCTGCTGATCCTGCTGATACTTGGTCTGCAGGTTGCCGAGCTGGGTCTGCACCTCGGTCAGCTTGCTTGCATCGCCCTGTGCGGCGGTGAGCTTGCCCTGCAGGTCGGTGATGTCGGCATCACGCTGGGCGATCTGACCGGTGAGGTCGTTCACCTGCTGAGTAAGGCCGTTGACCTGATCGTTGTGACGACCGACGGACACATAGCCGCCCTCAGACAAATCCGCAAAGCGGACGTGCTTC